GCAGTCAGAGAGGATGCATGGGAGTCTGAACACGCGAGTGCCAGCTGTAGGGCGGCAGCAAAGAAGTTATTCTCGGGTAGGCCCAGAGCCACCCATTTGACCTTGACCGCCTTGACTTGGTCACGTGAGGCCACGGCGTCAGAGGTGGCCTCGTACTTGAAGTCTTTCATGAATTCCTTGCTGGGCGGGCCAAGCTCGTCATCAATAACTTGGCTGTCCTCGCTTTTCTTCAAGTCTTCCGACATGATTTCGAAAGAAATGGGAACTTAACCCCTGTAGTAAGGCATGAGCTGCCGGGCTATGGTCACAGGCTCTGACTATGATATTGTGGCCAGTAATCTCAATGGAGCACGGTTCACTGGGTTGCAGAGCAGAGAGGACAAGCACAAGGGTGGCGAGGCCTAGTACCGCGCAGCAGGAGAGCTCCAGTAATGAGGATGACTGTGAGGAAGGGCCAGAAACTGTGGTAGGCTGAAGGGCCGCCAGGACTGTTGTAGATGATACGCTTGGTCCCGTCAGAGTAGCGGCCGCCGTGGGGAAGGTGGTGGAGATTGTCACCCACGTGGGGTAAGTTAGACCTGGTAATAAAGTGAATGGTGACGGCGATAGACAATCCTATGGCGACAGCAACAAGGGGTTTCGTAAAGTCCGGAGGGGCTTGCAGCCTCATCCCTCGAGGATGAGAAGTTGTTGTGAGTGTCGGCTGCAAGCAATGTAGCGGTTGACGGGGTCTGCTTCTTCAAGGGGTACAGTGGAAACCGCTGTCACGACCTCACAAGTCAAGCCTAGGGCCTGGCAGGGAGTGATAAACTGTGCGGAGTGTGCTTCCAAAAGTTCGGCAGCGTCGTCGTCAACTGCGATGACGGTCCCAACGAGCTCCGATTCGTAAAGGCCCGACCTCAAAACCTTGTCCTCCTTGTCAGCGGAGCAGTTAATGTTCCATGACTTGAGGAGCTCGCAAGTGGACTTGCCGAATCTGTGAGTGCGTCGGCCTATGAAATGGGCGGGGAACGTGGTGCCACGGTGCTGGAGTGGGTCAGCAAGTAGGATTTTAGCACCCGTGATGTCTGCGACTGCGGGGTACTCGTCTACTATGTCTGCACGGCCCTGAGGTCTGAGTATGCCCACTCCCTCAAGATTTGGTGGGTCCGGCTGGCCGCCGGTGACGGCTTTCAGTTGTGGGGCTCGGCGGATCCAAGAGCGGACGAGTGTAGTTTTTCCGGCACCTGCAACGGTGTGGATGACAATGGGCTCTTGGATTGGTAATGGAGTTCTTTCGTACAGCTTGTGTAGGTCACCTAGGTAGAATTCCATCGAAGCCTGAGGTAACCTAACCCCTGTTCTAGAGGTTTTGTATTATTTCATTACAGCCCATGAGATGCAGATCACGGACTGTAGCCTGGTGGAAGCTAGCCTGCTCTTCTGTGAGGACCTCATGTAGTTCATCCCCAAGTTTGTATGCGTGGCGCAGGTCATGAGCATAAGCCACTCGCACGGCTGGTACCCGATCGGTGCCTTTGGCCAGACAAAGGCCAGCGTACAGTTTCTTGGGGTCCTTGATGATACCTTTTGGTGTGAGGGTCCACCCACAGAAAGTGGCGAAATCTCCCGGCTTCTGGGTGTGACACACTTCTTTGGACGTGAGTGTGAGGCGGTGTTCAATCAGCCGGAAAGAATCTTTGGGAATGGGCCT